TAGTAGTTGGGAACTGGTTGTGCATTTACGCCCAGCAATGTGGCTCTACTACGAATGTTGTTTAGATAGTAAGCCATGTTGAGCGTCAAGGTCATTGAGTCTGCACCTTGAAAACTATCCAACAGCGTTAGTGCAGGAATGTTAGTTTGCTCGGCTACCTGAAACAAACTCACAGTAAAGTTGCCTGCTACCCTGGCATCACCCATTTGTTGTTTGAAATAACTCAACACAATGTCATACTCGGCTGCAGGTACATTGGCATCATACCTGTAAAAATTGTCAAAAATTCTTACAGTTTGATCAATATTAGTATTGGTGTAATTTACTGAACCTGTAGACATTATATAAGTCCTGGAAGTGACTGACCGGTAGCGGCTGCTTCATTTATAGCTTTGGTATATGCTCGTTGTGTAGACTGCGTAGGAAACACCCACCCATCCGCCTTGTTTATCACTGATCTAGTGGCATTGGGTCCAAACTGACCAATGGCTTGTTTGCCCAGTGATACTGCTTCATTTTGCACAATTGATTTCAAATTCTTGCCTTTGAATGTATTGTATGTAGCACCGGCTTTTTGTGCAGCACCAATAAGTCCAGCCACTGATCCTGATTCTAAGTCTGCCATAATACCTTGTCCGGTACTCAACAGGCCACCTTGACCAAAGACGCTGGCAGTAAGTCCTGCACGAGATAGCGGACTTGGAGTGGTGTCATAATGTGGGATGTCTGGCCAGCCAATGTTTACGTCTGTTTTTCCTGCGCCGCCACCAAGGCCACCATTGAGATACTTCACAGTTTCGTAGCGTATGGTCATGGTATGTTGCATGGTACCGTTGCCTTGTGAGTAGTCGTAAGTGTCGTGGTTCCAGTTGGTAATCAACGGATTAATCAAAATGTATCTAGCATATTTGTGTTGATCAAATCCAATGATTTGTATGTCTTTGAAGAATGGAGGTTTGCCACTGGCTGTTTGTGTGCCATCCATAAAGTTTTCGCCAATGTATCCCCAGTCGCTCACACTGCCCACACGATTTTGTTCATAAATGTCTCGGTTGTTATAACTGAATCCATTTGTTTTGGTAGCATTTAGGCCAATTGAGCCATTAGTCACCGGAGCATTCGAAATATATTGCTGTGCTGGATCTTTGTAGTAGTAAGAATAATACTGATACCACATCTCACGAATGTTGTCACCACCGTCATCATGGAAGGTGATGTTTACAGGTTCGTAATTGATTTTGGTTTGCACAAGGCGTTTGCGATTGTACTGATTTAATGTAGCAACATCAATGTTGTATTTGGGCAAGTCAACTGTTTTTACAGCCAAGCTCAATGTTGAAATTTGTGTTGCTCCAAATACTTTAGAATTTTGAAGTGCTTTTATGTCTTCCACGTTCAGGGTAAATTGCACATGGAATAAAAATTTAAATCTGGGTTTTAGTTCGTAGGCATTGGTGCGAAAAGTTTTACTTGCGTGAGTGTAATCACGCAAGCTGTTTGTCGCAGTAAAGCCTTTAAGAAAGTCCTGGCCGAAGCTAGACATTAGTTATGCCTTAGGCTGTACCAACACCAGTTACAACATCGTTCACAGTACGGCCAATAACAGCACCAATACCGCCACCACCTTGGTTGCCTTGGTTGGCGTTGTCATAAGAGATATTCATGGTAATTGACACTGCTTCGTTAGTACCATAAGCCATTGGGCCGTAGTCAGCACTCACTATATAGCAACCATACAGTTCCCATGATTCAAGCACTACTACATCAGTGCCGCCGTTGCCACCGTCAAGAATTTCAAATCTTGTTAAAAACTTGTAATCAATACCAGATGCAGCTGAACTCATTTCCAAGAAGTCCATTTGTTTTTGGATTTGCTGGCCAATCAACTTTGAAACATTTCCTGATGCATCATCACGACTTTCAACAGCAACATCTGCCCAGGTGTGTCGACCAGCCAACTTTAATGTTGAGTTGTAAATTGGCAATGTGATTGGTTCAAAACTCAAGTTAGGACGGGCAAAGCTCACTACTTGTTTAGTTAATTCTGTTGTCGGCGCTCCGTTTGCTCCCAAATTCTCAAACATCACTCTAAAGCGATATCTAAGTTTTGGCATTAACAGACCTTGGGTGCTTGAGCTTTGATCGCTTGCAAGCGGTACTGTCATTTTGTTTAATGATGAACTTGGCATTGTATGTATCTCCTAGTTTTATTTATCTTAGACTTGAGGTCAAAAAATAGGGTCCTTGGACCCCATTTTTACAGGCCTGCTGCTATGTCTCCAGTGTTCTTGATACGCAGAGGAATGTAGATGAACTCCACAGCCTTGACTGGTTCAATCGCAATATCAACCCACAATTCGTTGCGGTCAATACGAGCTGGTGTGTTATTGCTCAAGTCGCAAACAACCAAGTAGTCATAGATAGCACGCTTGGCAATCAAGTCAACCATCAAGCTGTTGCAGGTGTTGGTGATTTCATTACGTGTGATCTGATCGTTAGGTTCAAACAAATACAACTTACCAATTTCTTCTAGTCGTCCACGCAAGAACGCAACCAAGCGTGCAACGTTGATACGATCCAATGCTGTGGTAGTTGTGGTTGATGTTTTGTTACCAAAGTTAGTAATACCAATGCCTGGAATGAATGTAATTGGGTTAACATTCAACTGATACAGCGTATCACGCAAGCCTTGGTTCACACCAATTGGTTGGAACTCACCTGTAGCAGCATCAATGTAACCAATTTGTGTGGCATTATCTACCACACCACGACGTGTGCCAGCTGGTGCTAACCATGGATAGCTAACTTCGTCACTGCGAATGATTGTTCTAACCATCATGTGACTTGGTGCTGTTACCACTGTGTTACCACTCAAATCTACAGTTGTACAGCTTGGGTAGAAAGTAGCAGCATAATTGCTGGTAGCTGATTGTCCATCACCTGCTACTGTACCAAGTCCATTGTTATTAGTAGCCCATGTTGTGATGTCAGTGCCTGTGCCTGGTAATCGCATTGGGGTATCGCCGACCACAAACAATGTGTTGTTACGCTCATTACTGAGTGCAATCATGTTAGGAATCAACTCTGGATACGCAGGTGTTGCAATCAATGTATATTGGGCAGTGTCTTCTCTAGCACCCAAACTGGTATCCAATCCTGATCTCATTGCTGCCACAATCATTTGACGTTGGGCCAGTCGACCTGCATACATGCTGCCATCTTGCTTGTTACCTGACGCTGTGAGCCAGGTACTGGTTACAGCTGGCAATGTGTCATCAGGGAATGTGGTAGCATTAAAGTAATTGTTTTGATAGCTCTTGACATTGTAACCTGAACGGCGTGTGTTGAACAACAGCATGCCCTGTGGATATAGTGCAGGATCTGGTGCATCCAAATCCAAATAGTTACTGGTCAACAAACTCACAATAGTTGGTATTGGATCGCTTACAGGATCTGTTGTGCCGTTTGGTGCCCAACGAGCATCAGCAAATAACACGCCATTCTGTGTAACTTGGTCTGTGGTATCAACTGACACCCACTGATCTACTCCGCTCACAGACTCCCAACGATACAACAAAGGATAGTTTTCTAAATCACTGGTGTCAATCCACAAGTCACCATATACCAAAGCACTCGATGACACATCATTTTGTGTTGTAGGTGCTGTGGCAGCACAAATTGGTCCTGATGCATTGGTTTGTGTCAAGTCATATCCACGAACATCATTGGTAACGTTTTGATAACCCAACCAAGAACCGTTGTTTTGAATCATGATATCAACTTGGGTTGGAGTTGAGTAGTACCACAATCTGCCATCAGCTGGGTCTTGGTAAGGCGCTGTAGAACTAGAAGTGTATTCAAATTCTGGATCACTACAAAAATTAGATAATATTAATGTTGTGTAATTGGTAATGCTTAATCGACAGTAAGGAGTGGCTACTGTGAATCCAGCAGTTGTAATTGGAGTTCCAAATCCAGACACTGCTGCCAAAGCAATTATACCACCTTGACTGTGAGTAAACACAATGTTACCAGCTGAGTTAACACTGGCAGACACATAAGGAATATTGGCTGCACTGACATTGGCAATAAAACTAGCAATGCTGGTGCCACTTAATATAACTGTAGCACTGGTAGATGTAGTGCTGCCTGCCTGAGATCCAGATATTGTAAATCTATTGCCGGCTACAAATAAACTATCACCATTAACACCAGGTGTTGTAGTGCCTGTAACTATGGTTTGTCCAAAAGCACACTGTCTATAAAACTCATATCCTTGAGAAGCTATTGGTGTTGTTTCGGCAAGGTTAGCATTTGGTTGCACCCACAGTGTTCCTACTGGAATATTTCTGCCTCCGCCTGAAGGATCATATGCATTAATTGCATCAGTGGTGCTGAAATATGCGGGACAACTTTGTAACACCCACTCACCTAACGCGGCGCTGTACTGTTTCAATTGTACAGCTAGGCCATTGTTGGCTGGGCTAACATTGTTCCATACAGATCCTGTTGGTCGGCCGCCATTGGTATCTGAAGTTCTCCAGCGCGGAGCGCCATAACTGTATGCAGACAGAAAAATTGGAGCCAAATATTCAATTGCCTGGATTCCAAGCGCAGTACACAATGCAGCACCACTGGCATTGGGTTCAATACTAACAATACCACCAGTGGCAGTGCTACCATCGTTGGTTGCAGTATCATTGGCATAGATAACAAACGTTCCGTCAACAGCCTCAGCAGTTACACCTGTGATAGCTGCTGCATTAACCGCAGCAACAAATCCATCTAAGGTGTTGGATGGAATAGCTGGCACAGCGACCGAAGTTTCATTAATAAAAATACTTTGTCCTGCTGTGAGTGTGGGATTGGTCACACTACCCTGGATTGTGGGCCAAGATATTTGCCATGCTTCGCTGCCAACTGACACCCAGACGTTGCTAGAATTTTTGTACCAACCCACGTTGTAAATAGCTTCAACACCACCAAGTGACACAATGGCGTAATCGCCAATGCTGCCCACTGTGTTGAGAGGAGTGTATACTGTTTGTCCGGTAACACCGCTGGTGCTCTCCACAACATCTGCACTGTCAGTAATCAATAGTGGCGTTTTTACTGTAAATGCGGCTGTGGTTTGGTTCCATTCTTGGATACCCCACACAGATGTGGAAGTGTCCAACCAATATGCACCGTCAACTGGTGTGCCTGTTGGGCGAGTCAAACTGGCTGTAAGTTCAGTTAAATCAATGTCCACACGCTGAACATATGCACGATTAGAAATACCCAATGAGCTGTAAGCCGCCAACAAGCCGTATTCGTTAAGTTCGTAACCATTGATTGGAGTACCAGTGGTTGTGTTG